ATGGCGGGTTCTTTTGCCAATATGGATTCGGTGATGCCGGGAACGACGGATATGATTGATGGCTTAAAAAACGCTTTGGCATCTGTGATCGAAGCAGGTAAAGGGGTTGTTGAAACCATTATGAGTCTTGACTTTTCACCTATACTTGGCCCACTTGGGATGTTAATTGGCGGCGTTGTTCAATTCATGGCTTTGGTTCTTCAGGTATATGCAGTAATCGCTGTTGGATACATGGAGATTTTTACAATGATGGGCGAAGGAGGCCAACTGCAAGCAATAATTGATGCGGTTGGAGGTGTCTTTGAAAGCCTTATTTGGGGCTTTGGATTCATCATGGCCCAACTTGAAGCAGTGGGCGTGACTGGCGGCTCTACATTAGCGGCAATTCAATCCTTTGTCAATACCTTTGTTGCATTCTTGTTTGAATCCGGCATTATTGATTTTGTTGTCGAATTATTTTCCTTTGTAGCAGAATTGGCTGGTTTTATCATCAAAGTTTCGGCTGTAATTATTGGTCTTTTAATCCGTTATATTGGCTGGTTTTACAGTAAAACAGAAGACTATTGGAAGGCATTAGCGAAGGCAATAGGTATAATTATGGTGCTTGTTGTTGGCGCATTTAGAGTGCTTATAGCCATGTGGCGGGGGATAATTGCCTTTTTTAGTGGCGATTTTGAAGGCGCATTGAAACATTTTGAAAGCGTTGGAGGGATTGTAAAAGGAGTCTTTGGCAAAGTGACAAGTCTTTTCAAAGGGATGATAGACAATTTAACTAAATTCTTTCAACCATTGGTCGATATGATTGAAGGGGTTGGCGAATTTATAGGAGATATGTTTGGTGGCTTATCTGATTTAGGGGGGGGCATAATGACCGGCCTTGGGTTCTCGGATGGAGGAATTGCTTCAGGGCCAAGTAGCGGCTATGCGGCTACCCTTCACGGAACGGAAGCGGTTGTTCCTTTGCCAAACGGTCGAACAATACCGGTTGAAATCAAAGGTGCTATGAAAGGCGGCGGAGGCGGCGATAACATCACCGTTAATATCAATGTAAGCGGCGGCGGTAATGCCAATGATATTGCCAAGAAAGTAAGCCAAGAAGTCGCAAGAACATTCCGCAATCGATCTCGGCAAAGTGGATTTGGGAGGGGTATTTGATGCCTAAAATCCAATTGCTTCGGCGCGACAGTAGCGTTATTGAATTAGACGCTGGAACAATTTCATTTGGATTCAATCGTGCAGTGGCAGTGCAAGCAATACCAGTTATTGCGGTAAGAGCCGGTATTGATATGAATTCGACAAGCGTAGCAATTAGAATTGACGGCATTTTGACCGATGATGAAGAAGCAAGTGGAGGGTCTGGTGCATCAATGACAATAGATTTGTCAATGGGTATATCTCAATCCTCGCCGGTCATCACTTGGCGGAATTTTTACATTTCATGGGCTTTTTTGCTTGCCGGATCTTATGGGGCGCAATTTACATTTCAAAGCGCAGGGCAAGTAAATGCCGGTTTAGGCGAGAATATAACCATTCGATTGACAAATGGGGCTGTGAGCAACACTGTGGCGACAAAAAGCATCATCAATGTCCGTATTGATAATACTTCAAACACTAAAGGCATTTCAGACGCAATAAATACTGCTCTTTCAAACGCCAGCGTTAAAGTCAATACTTCGACAGTCACATTCCCTTCTATTTTTACAACTACGCGTTCAGCCGGACAACAACAAACCCTTTCAACAGCAATACAAGGCAGTAGCGTGACCGATGAGAAAATTGAAATAAAGAATATATTTGTTGGAGAAGCAGGCAATGTTTCGGTTGCTAAAAGCAAAGACACCAACGGTTCACCGGGTAATTGGGATCGTCAATTTATGGTTTCAAATATGAGTGGAGGCAAAGCATCTTCAAAATCGACAAGAGGCGATAAACTCCAAGACCTAATGAATATCATTATGAATTCAAGTGCGGGTGGTGCTTTGATTAACCCTCAAGTATTAGCAGGTGGTTTGGTAGATTTGCCTGATTCAATCTCTTCTATTGACACCTCTAAATTTTTACAAATAGGGGAAAGTAAGGTTGTTCAAAAATACATTGTTGGAGTCCGAATACCGTATGAGTCTTTGGCATCGTCTTCAACTGGTTCTCGCATTCTTCGTCAATTTATCCTACCGTCTGGCCCCGGCACTGATTTTCCGGCAGTGACAAACACCAGCGAATATGATCCAACCGATACCGTAAATGGTGCATTGGTGCGGCCAAATCCATTTTTCAAACAAGGAATCGCCATACCTGCCGTTTTAACTTCATTTGAACCTTCATACGAAGCGGGGGATTCAGTGTGGACATATTCATTATCCCTCGCCGCCGTCGAACAAATGGTGGGAATTTAAGTGGGCGTTCACTTAATCAAAAGTCAAGCAATTCGCTTTAACGGCGTGACTGATGGCATTGTTGTTCCTACGGGGCAATATCGTGAATCTGGCGTTGATTTGCTTGGCCCCGCCTATGATGCAACAAATCCATCACCTACAACTACTACTCGAAAAAGTCACGCTACCAAAATTGGCCGTTTGCATTTACCAAATCAAAGTAATTCACTGAATGCCATTTTTAATGACTTTACAATAGACGCTTTCATAATCCCTGATTCTGGCGGCGTTGTTGTAGAGAAGCCCGGTTGTTTCATTTTGAAGGTCGGTGAACCTTGGGGCGTTGGTGAAATTGTTTTTGGCGTTGAAACTATTGATGGCTTTTATACGGCTCAAACAACATACAATGTGAATACTGCTGTTCCTTGGAGTGGTGCAGATCAAATGACATCAGCGACCGATACGGCTTTGTATTCCCCCTCCGATTTAAGGCTTGGAGAACAACCGTTAATGCTCATTACGGCTCAATACACTGGCGTTGAATTGAAATTGTTTGTCAATGGAGATTTGGTTGCTAAGTTAAATTTGGGAGAACAACGGCTGTTAAAGAATGATTCTTCGGATTTGTATATTGGCGGTCGGGGTGGAGAATTCCGAGGGGTAATTGAAAGTGTCCGTATAAACAGGGGTATTACTGCGCCTACTGTTCAGCCATTGTCTTTACAAGATGCGACAATTGGGCTTTGGGATTTCAATGATGACATAAAAATACCTAAAATCCATTTCTTCGATAACGCTTTTGAAGCATCGCCTTCTCAATCAAAAGACGGCGCAGGGCTTCACGATGGCAAAATTGACACGCCGTTTGTATTGATTGGTTATGACTTTGACCGAGGCGGCCCAAGTGCATTAGGTTCTTTTAGGATTTACGATCCTCCAACACACAACGGAACATCAATGGGTGTAAGTGATTCGTTCAAGGGTATTGAATTGCTTGGTGCTTACATTACAGGGCTTTCGCCTTATGAGGTTCGAGTTCGATATGTTGAATCAAGCCAAGTATTTGTAATTGGCGATTCTCAAGAATACACGCAAACATCTGTTGGCTATCGTTCCTCATCCACTGTTTCAAAGTCTATTCTAAACGCAGTAATCAATCAATCATGCACCCATCCAGTCACAGGACTACCAAACACGCCTTCTACAAAATTGAACGGTTTGAATGTTGAAGGTGAAACCAGCCCTCTAAATCCTATCGAGAACCCTGTTGAAAGAATACGGATACATTCTTTGGACTTTGCCAATGACAAAATTATTTGTTCATCGGTATTCCTTCAATCAGAACATTCTTCGGCGGCTAATCGTTGGGATCCTGCCGATAGAGGGTTGTTGTATAATCACGCCGATGGAACACCTGTTTGGCTTACATTAGGCAACGGCGACTTAGTGCTTGACGATGGCACAACATCGCATCATCGAACCGTAGCCGCCGCCAACGCCAACCCTCGGCTACTTGATGTGACGAGCGAAGGAATTAACTTAGCATCTGGAGGAACAGCAGGCCGACCTAAAGACGCATATACTCGCGCTTTTTTCACCCAAGGACAGCGTTTTGAAGACAAAAGCGGAGAAAAAAACACTGCTTATTTTATGGCTACGAGAAGCCGAAAACCAACAAATTATCTCGATTTAGTGAATGATACCGGCGTTTTGGTCGAAGGCAATTTGGCAAGTGACCCTTCGGAAAACCCCGACCCCCCAACCATATTTTCGGCTGAAGGAACATTTGCCCCTATTGCGGTTTTAGATGCGGGCGCACAGAATTATTCAAATGGGGCAACAGCGACCGTTTTTGTCGATACCAACTCAAACAATAACAGTTTAGATGCAAACGGGGCGGCTGATTTCAAACATAATTTTTATCCTAAAGGAACATGGGTCATGGAGGAAAACGGGGCTTATTTTAACGGCCATGATTGTTTGAAAGCAACCACAGTCGCGCTCTTTATGCTCGGTAATGCAAGCGGGAATGCAAATGCCTTTGTCACTGCGGATACGCAAGCGGGATGGTCTGTTTTTGCATACATTCGCCCCGTATGGCGATCCGGTGCGGCAACAATCTTTTTTGGGGCCGACAACGCCACAGGAACCCCTGCTTCAACAACAATCATTGAAACGGGCGGAGGAACCTATTTCATCAACGGCCCCGGTGCAGGTGCGGCAACGGTATCTCCATCCGCAACAACTCAAAGCACACTGCTTGTTGAAATCTCTTTAGATCCGCAAACAAGAAATATCTACATTTTTCATCGAGGCGTTTTGGTTCACACCTATGCGGGCGGTAGTGCTGGCGTTTCAGCCGATTTAAGCGGTTTTGTTTCTTTGTTTGGTGGAGATACCGCCGCTTCTTTCAATGCCGCAAATCCCCCCAATACCTCAATATCGGGGTCTGGCGGTGGTTCGGTGGCTGATTTTAGAGTAGCAGAAGTTTTGATATACGGTCTTGGTGGTGCGAATCATATAGCCCGCAATGCCGTTAATGGGTATTTTTTGAACAAATACGGACACCTATGAGGGATTGAAAATGGCGGAGAAATTAACCGAACCTTCTGAAGACTTTGCCGCAACTGGTTTGACGGCATACAATCTTGTAGAAGGGCAGTATTTCAATCGTAAATTACCCGACCCCGATGCTCAAGAAATCAAAAGAACAATACAAGGAATTTCTGATTCTTTCTCCTATGAAACAGATGATTTAGGCTTGAAGTCAATGATTTCTGAAAACGATTCTGTTAAAATTACAGAAGCGGTGTATAATGGTGAAGTATTGAGGTTTCAAAATCAAAGCACACTTGTTTTGGAAAACAAAGACCAATCAGGGGTGTATTTCAATCGAATGATTTATGAATCGAGCAAAGGCCAATTTGACCCATTTACAAATACAGTTTTACCCGGTTCATCGTTTGATGAAGTCATAGGAATTGCTGTGGAGGATATTCGCCCCTTTTTACTCAAAAATTTGGATATTAAGCATCGAGCCGATATGATCAATGGCAAACCTACCAACCCCACATACATTCAACATTTAACACCTGAAAAAGAATGCCGAGTCGCAGTAATCGAATTAGATATTCAAGCATTAGGTTTTACTGCCGATCCAAACCTGCCAAATCGTATTTTGGTGTATTACGATGCAATTGATTTGACCGGCGAAGTAATTGCTGGAACCTCTCTTAGTGAAAGTAATGTAAATGCTGGATTTTCTACATATCACGCTAATGGAGATAAGGGATATTTAGTCGTTAAAAAGACCATACCTTCTATGAGTAGCATATATGATTTTATCGAAGAAACGGGTGCGTTGCCCGTCACAAATAGGAGGCCATTGCGAGACATAATTATGCGGCCTTATGGTTTAGGTGTGGCGGATGCACAACTTTCAACTGCGTTGAAGGAATCGACCTACCCTCTAAAAATAACAGCACCCGGCGGCTTGGTTTCGATCCCTGTAAAGAATTTCAACAAAGAATTAAAAAGTCACACTATGGGTTCAGCACCCTTTGGTGGCATCACGCCTTCTCCGTTCATCAATGTAGATAAATGCGTAAGTGTTCAAAAAACCTCTTTACAAGGATATGGCCGACCACTTGCTGTTCCGTCGATTACTACGCCGGATGCTAATATCGAAAGCAATTACAACAATTTAACGGTTGTTTCAAGTGGTGGACTCGATCTCACCGAACATACTTCTTCTAACCCAATCCCTGCTTCTTTTTCAAGAGCAAACCTGCAAGTGTTTGACATTATCGACAATGTGATTGAAAATAATGAAAACATGTTGTTAATACACCCCACGAACAAAGACAGGCACAGTGGTTTGAGTAATTTCATTTCACTTAACGACAATTCTCTTGCCCCTTCAATCGTTTCAATTGAAAACACGGTGATGAAGGGGAGGGTTGAAGAAATCGCACCGCAAACCTCCGCAACTGGTGATTCAAAAATTGTAATCAAGGGCCGTTCTCAACTTATGGATTTAGCCGACCAGCGTTCCGAAAGAGATTTAGAATTATCGAAGGGTATGCCAGTGAAGGAGATTGGCGACTTAGGAACACCAACTGTTTCAATGACTTTAGGTGGATTAGGGCAAGGAGGAATCGACATACAAAAAAATTATGTTGAAAACCCAATTTTGAAAGGATGGAAAGATCGAATTGTCACATCAGGCAATCCTTCTGTTCGCAACGATAAGGCAACTTCTACGCTTTATGCTTCGACTCGCTCATTGGTTGAATTACCTATTTTTCCTTCAATGATGTTTGACATTGAAAAATTGTTAAAATCATCAGTAGCGAAAGGCGATCCTTTGCCAACCGACAAATCCACTACGCTTACCATAGATTGCACTATGACTGCAATGAACCGCCCGCAAATGTCGGAGTATGAAAACCGGTTTTCAAAGGATTGGGGGATGTATAAGCCGTGTGCTTCATTGAAAGTAAATGACGCTTCACACGGTCAGAAAATCCGTTGCATGAAACCTTCAGTGCAAACAGTGACTATTGCAGGCTCGGCATGGGATACATCGGCTACCGATTATGAAATTGATTTGAGATGCGCTACGGCTGGATTTTTAGTGGGTATGTCGGTGTTAATTGGCGAAGGAGGTTTTCTCGCCGCATATCCTCATGGGATCTCCGGCGTAATCACTGCGGTTGCTTCATCCTCCGCAATGACAGTGAAAGCCTATAACCCGCTTGAAACAACGGAGATAAACAGCCATCCTTACCGGCGAGCATTGAGAAGCGGCGCAACTACCTCGACAATTTATGCAGGCATTCCTATTGTTCTTGGTGACATATTGCATGTGCCGGGAATGACAACAAATACTTCGGGAGATCGAGATACAGTGCGAGGTCGTTTAGCAGGCTCTATTCAATCGGCAATTGGCTTGGCATCAACTCAAGTGCAAACGGACAAAGACGATTCGCATAAAATATGGATACATTCGGATGGCCCAGATATGGGCGCATTTGAAGTCGATCCTTTAGAGAATTACATGCCGCGTAATGACCGGCCTTTGATACCGGATATTGAATGTCGCTCGGCGGCGTTGAACCTTATTGGAAAAGGCAGTAGCGGAGATGCGAGATATGTTATGCCTATGGATTTGAATTTGAGCGAAATTGCATCAAGTAAAGGTGATTTTGAAAGTGCATTTAATGAAATAATTCGTCGTATAAATCAAGCCGGACACCCTGATGCAAGGAATTCAGCAGGTGGCAGTGCCTTTGACCCGCCTTACATTTTTACAAGCGGCTATTCAACCTCAATCGACACTGGCTCTCACATGGGATATGTAAGGGCGTTTGCAGGTAAAGCAGTAGAAAGCAAAAACGGAGAGAAGGGTTTTAGCATTGTAATTCACAGCACCGTTCCGGGTGCGGCTGGTCGCAACTTTGCTATTTGGATTGATAACAAAAGCCCAAATCCTTATCGGCCAAGTAGAGCGTTTGGGTTTGGCGGTTTAGTCGCTACAAATAGCCGACATTTCAAAGCCAATTCATTCCCTGCGCCATTGCCATTAGGTGATGATGGAGAAACATATTTGCCAATTACTACCTTTACAGGTGCGGTTCACGGTTCTCAATTGTTCAACCCAGATAACACGGTGACAACATATCCTGATGTTCGGCGTAGATATGACGGTATAGGGTCGCATACAGTGGTGAATACTGTTGTTTCGCCCACTGTAAAGCGTATTGGGGCTACTACAATGAATGCGGCGGCAAGTGCGACTCATACCATGATTGCACCGTTGCCAGCCTTGTTTAGCACAGGTGCAACTCCCCCTCAAATCTCTTACTTGGCAATAGAAGGCAAAGGTATAGATCATTGGTTTCGGACATTCCGAAACATGAATGAGTATCTAAGCACGACGGTTGGAATCATAAGGGTAAATGGCCGTTTGGCCGAATTTAGGTCGATGACGCGTAATCCTCTAAACAGTAATGACTTTGGCGAGGATTGCGTTTTTCTTAAAGAGATTACGCCTTACAAAGAAGTGGGGGGGTTCTACGATGAGTTTTGGGCCGATGAAACCGATGGTGGCGGTAATGCCGTATCTACTGCTCAAGAAGTCGAAGTCGAAATCATTTGGCCGCCAAGAGATAGTCAAGGAATTCTGTTCTTTGGCGGAGGCCATACGGGGGTTGTTGCCGATATTGCGGATGGAACAGGTCGAAATTATGAAAATGAATACAAGCACTATTATTCAAAACCCATAGTTCCCGGCGTGTATAACACTGGTGCAACTATTGTAAGTGGAGGGAATAACAACCTGCCTACGACTGAAAGCCTTGGAGGTTTTGTTGGATTTCAAAATTTAGGAGATATTTCAACAGCATCCTCTATTTTAGATTTCACCGACATAAAGAACGAAGACACCATAAATGAGGCATCATTAAGAGGATTTCACCATAAAAGCGAATTAGACTACGCAGGTAAATTGACCGATCTTTGTTTTCTTTATGCTCGGTTGAATAAAACAATTAGTGGCAGTAAAAACCAAGACGGAACACTGTTGGTAAATGATTTGGATGATTCACCTTTATGGGTGACTACAAATGGCACTCTTACTGCTGTTAATGGCCCTGCCTACAATGCGAATAAGGATTCGGAGAGTAAAGGCTTACCTATCGGTCATGGAGATTGCGTGGCGTTATTTGATAGCACAAATGCACCAGCAATATATACTTACAATGGCGTAAAGAACATTGATACTGATAATTTTACAATCAGTGCGTGGATAAAACCAACCGGCACAGGATCTTCGGCATTTTTTTCGGGGCCAGTAATTCACGGTATCAAGTCTTCACTTCCTTGGGGTTTGCATATTGGGGGCGCAACGGGCGGGACTGATTTAGGCAACATTTACATCGCTTTGACTACACCCTCTGGTGATGCAAACCACCCTGTTGATGTGATGCTTTTGAATCCCCCAGTGCCGAGGGATGCACTAACATACGCGGCGGGGGATTGGATCAATATCGTGATTGGAAAAAACCAAGGCCAAGGTTTTTGCTTTTTGGGTAGCACTGGCGCGTTGTATTTGAACCCCGGAGGAACCCCTTCGCATACAAATGCTCTTGTTGATATAACCGGATACATGGTTGTCACCAAAGACCAGCATTACAAAGGCATTGGCCCTGCCGCCTCACCGAACAATGATTCAGCCGGATTTAGAGTAAATCAAACCGGTTCAGCCGATCATCCGGCGGTTTTATCTAATCTCGCTAATGGTAAAAGACAAAACGAAATGGTGACAATTGGCATGGCATTGATTGGTGCGCCAGACATTGAGGTAGATCCGGGCGCAGGGGGAATTCCGGGTCAGCCTGTCACGGATGGGGAACCAATGCTTAGATTTGGAACGCCTGCATCAAGCGGTTATTTTCACGAAGTCGGTGACAACAACACGGCAACAAGATATTATGGAACGGTGGCTTCGTCATTGGCAACAGGGGCCAACCATGCAGGCCCAATTCACTTTCAAGGTGGTTGTTTGGCAGATGTCGCAGTATTCAAAAGAGGGTTGTCTTTTTCAGAAGCAACAATTCTTTTTACAGGCAAGGGAGTGTGGTAATTATGACTGAAACAATCATTTACCGAAAAAAGATTTATCCCTCAAAGAACACTTCATTGGGCGGTAATGCAACCGGTTATCCGCTTTCTGGTTTTTTAGCGATGCACTTTACCTATCCCGATCTTGAATACGGCGATGACATTACCACATGGCAATTTGGTTCGACTTCAAACAATTGGAAGCAAGGACTTCAAGTAATAATTAAAACCCCCTTTGCCGATTCAGGGGTGCATTTTACAACAGGCACTAATTTGTTGAACATAGATTTAGCGGCGGCGGCCACTGCTTCTTCAATGTCGTTTGATTTAGGCACTGAAAGAGCAACTCGATATATTGCCGCCCAAATCAACGCTCATCAATCGCAACAAGTTTCAACCACAGGCGCAACAAAATTGCTAAAAGCCCGATATGTCCGAATGTCAAGTCGGCCTTCGTGGGATACTGATGCGCCGGTTCAAATTTCGGCAACTCAAATTGTAGTCAAATTTACCGAACACACTTTACTTGGTGGTCGCCATTTTGAGAGAGGCTATCCTTCTGATTTGCCCCAATCGGGAACAATTGTCGTTTTGGTGTCCGGCACTGAAACCACTTACAATTATACCGCAATAAACGAGTATAACCAAAAAGGATATGCTATTTTGACTGTTTCGGGGTTGCCTTCTACATCAACTCCGGCTGTTCCGGCAAATTGGACTACGGCTAAAATTACTGGCGAGCCGGAAAAACACACTATTGTATTCTCATGGAATCGAAACAGAACGGGTGATGATGGCTCAACTGGTTCGGCTGATTCAAACACCGACATTTATTGGAGTCCAGCAAACATGGGGCCGGTGGTTCAAGGCGTTGGCGGCGTTCCTTTATGGAAATTGATTGCGAAGCCGATGGATGGTGGCAATATGGCTTTACCCTCGCCTAATCGAGTGTATAGAGGCGGAGGGGGCAAAGCAGGTGTCACCGAGGTAAGCGGGGGCGGTTATTGTCGCTTCTCTATCGAAGGTCTAAATTCTTGTTATTCACCTGCTGTTCCTTCACCAGACTACAACATTACAGAAGCAACAATTGAAGGGATTGTCGAACCGGGTCAAGCAATAGTCACCAATGACGATCCATTGCACATCGAGCCGCTTGAGTATGGTTCAACTATGCGGGCAAAAACATCAATTGTTCAGTATGAAAATGGCTACACTTCAAATTTCAATAGCGTTGAAAATACAATTGGTTCTTCAGGCAATAAATTAGGTAATGCCAATGTTTTTCACGACGACAACACCAAGAATAAAGGTTTGAGGTCTTCGGTTTCAAACCTCATGTATGCTCGACCGTTCCGTTTGACAGATACAATCAATACAAACACTGTTGAAGACATGTTAATCTCAAATGAAGAAAAGGTCTTTGATGACATAGATGTTATTGACGATCAAGGCAATGTATTGATTTTACAAGGCGGTTCTCCATTTGGAACAGTGATTAAGGATTATGCGATAACAACAAATCGTAAAAGAACCGATTCTACCGATGAAGCATTTGGCCCCTCGGCCCCCAATGGTTTGTTTGAACCAAATATGCAAATTCAATTGCCCGACGACAAAGAGATACCGGGTGAAATCTTTGTTCGCACAGGTCACGACAGGGTTCAAGCATGGTCGAATAAATCATGGGGCATGGGTGGCTTGGCGGCCCCCGACCCTCGACCGGCTGGTGTTCCTGAAGCAAATAATGAGCCGTCGCAATTTGATACGCATGATCGAATGCTAATTTTTCACTGTAAAAGAATCCGTCATGGTAGTGCAGAATTAGTTTCTGGCATTGAATACAATGCAAGCCTCGATTTAAACAGCCTGCCAAGCGGTAGCACCAGATTCTTTACAGCGCATAGGGCGAGCGACCATGCGGAACGGGGCGCGGTTCTAAATCAAACAACAAACGGCACATTAGCCGCCACTAAATATCCTCATCATCGAATTCGGTTTGGCCGCCAAGGTCATTCTTTCGTAAGCCCTGTGGGTCATCGAGGAACACCAATGGCGCATAGACGGCAATTGCATCGTTCATTTGGTTCATCTTATTCGCTTATGTTTGAAGCCAAAACCGAAAATAAGCACTTTGGTTTTGGTAATGGCGAATCCTCTAATTCGACTACTCGATTTAATTTAGACACCTTGGAAACAAAGGGCGTTGGTGGATATACAACAAACGCAGGTTCTTTTTCAGGAGATGGGTTGCCTACAACTGAACATCTTGTCGGATCTCGTTTGCATAATCATAAAGCCCATTATTCTTCAATAGCACCACGAACAAATTTAGATTATTTAATTGCGCCGGGACAAAAATACACTAAGGTTGCTGGTTCTCCCGAAAAGGTTTCTCAAGGAACATTGGTTGAAACCGGAATTAACAATGTAAAACGACCCACACATTTGACTTTGACCGATTCTTTGTCTTTGACAAATAGGGCAAACACAGCAAGCGAATTCATGGTAAATGGATTTTTATTGGGGAATCCTTCTATGATTGGCGGGAGGCCCGAACCCCCCACTGCTACTTATTTGACATCAACTGCGGCTTCTGTAAATCAATGGTCTGTAAGAGGGGCGAATGAAGGCGTATTAGTGCCTCGGTCGGCAACAGAATTGGCAACAACTCCGCCATTGATATTACATGACCCCGATTCGCTTAATATGGCGGCTGTTCCTATTTATGGCGGCTCATCATACACCGTTTCAGCACATACCGACATGGGGCTAATGAAAGACTCCGATACAAATACTGGCGCAACCCCCGACGCGTTCCTTTGCACATGGTTGGCCGAATACAGCCACCCTGCTCTTTTAGGAACCTCAAGAGAGCATTACCTTACATTCCGCTATCGAGAAGCGGGAATGCCAAGAGCAACAAATTACCCTGCAACAAACGGCTTGTTCTTGAGAAATTATTCTAATCAATCTACTGCTGGACTTGCTGTAAATGCAAAACCGTTTGAGATGCTTTATGTCAATCAGTGGAGACAGAATTATGGCTACAATGGTTTGAATGCCGCCGGTCATGGGAATATCGAAGGGATTCGTTCAGCAGGTGCAGTGTTGATGGGCCACACTGGTTTGGCTGAACCTGAAGGAACCATGCAAATTCTTGATTCGGTTGGGAATTTGTTTGGGACTGCCGCTATGAGAAAAACAAGAGGGGAGGGAATTGGTGACGGTTTAGATCCAAACCAAGACAGTGCGAGAGTCACTATTGATACCGACTCCGATGGAGTGGCTACAAGTAAAATCAATTATTTGGTTAATCCCTCAACAGCAATCAACTATTCTCGACATTTGCCGGTTCGTGCGTGGGGGGCGAGAACAACCTCCGATGCACTTGACATGCTGGCAGGCACACCCACCGAAACAACAGCAAGCATGGAGAGCGTATTTGGAAAGGGGCGTTTTGATGGAGGATTACATGATACAATGAATGATATTCCTAATGCTACAACACATGGTTCTCAATGGATGACTCCTACGCAAAAAGCCATAAATGCCACTAAATCAACTCCAATTGGATTTGTATTCTCCGGCGAAACCGTTGAAGCAAACAAGTTCATGGGGATTTCAAAAACAACAAACAAGCCGTTGTCGATTAGTGACGAACCGTTGGGGATAGGTCGCAAATTAAAATTAGAAACATTCGGAACAACCACCCCTACTGCTCTTGCATCAGGTCATTGGGATTTGAAAGAACAAGAAGTGCGGCCATCAACATTACCGATTTCCGGCACTGTTCTTTGGCTTAAAGCGGGCGATTTAGATTTAAAGGATGGGGAGGCAATAACCGAATGGGCCGATTCAACCGGCAACGGTCGAACATTTGTTCAAGGCACTTCATCATCTCAACCTACATTTGTTGCATCCGATGGAGATTTTAACAGCCATCCTGTTGTTGATTGTGACGGTGGAGATCAATTAGTGATGGCGGCTTTTGATGCGGCTTTGAATCCAAGCCAAATGACTATGTTTGTTGTAGCCGCATCAGACACAGATGGCAACAGTCATCAAGGTGTTATTGAATCTCGTTCAAGTTCACCTGTCGCAAGATCGGGATACAATTTATACGCCAGATGGTCTGGTTCAAACCGTTGGTCGTTTTGGACTGGTTCAAACAGCGGTTGGACTCAAAGAGGTTCAACAACCGATTTAGCATTAAATCGAGCCGACATTGTATCGTGTATCATTAGTGGAGGCGACGGTGCGGGTGCAACTGCGACTACAACCCTGCGATTAAACGGAACGCAAGAAGCAACCGGAACGGCGGCTTTCTACAAATCAACGGCTGATGCGGTGGGGATTGGAAATGTCCCTTCATCGTTTTTCCTCAAAGGTCAAATAGGTGAAATAATCATTTACGATAGGGCTTTATCGGCAACTGAAATTCAACATGTCGAAGCCTATTTGTCTTTGAAATACGACAAAACATTGCCAACCGCCCACGCATACTCTCAATCGGCTTTGAATATGATACCTCAAAACAAAGGAACCGATCCTTATGTTGATTTAGTGCAATTTACCGGTTCGCTCACATACAATCAAGAAGAGTCGCCAAATGCGTTCAAACAAGAATTGATTGCAGGCGCAGGTAGATTGGGACAAGCGGGCGAACACTATTCGCTCAAAGGTTCGGCTTTACACCAAAATGCGGCGGCAGTAGCAAACCATTCTTCCGATACGCATTATCCTATCACTGGTTGGGGTTTGAAAAACGCTTATGCCGCCGCACCTATCCCTCTTTCTGAAATATCCGATCACCGGCAAATACAGTCGAGAGGCGAGCCTCGGCTTGGAATGGTAATTGAAACCGAATCCGAAAGAAATGCGGCGAAAAGAACAGATTATCAAGTCACAGGCACTAAATCAGTATCCTTGCATAGCGATTTAGCAATAGGGCAAATGTTCCCTGTATTGCCCGCATGGGGCAATAATACAAGTCGTCGGCATCAAGGTATGACAACTGGTGTTCGCTCAAATCCCGCCGCCGGATCTCTTTATACAACTCCTACCGTTGCTATGAGTCACGAATACCCCTATTGGTCGCCAGATGGGAATGCGGCGAAGGGGCCAATTACGGTTTCAAATGATACAGTGCGAGTCGATGCTCAAACGCATGGCATGGATTATTGGTCGGTGCGTGGTGCGGCTGATATGCCAGCGTGGGGCGGCGTGTATATTCTAAGAAAGACATATCTAAACCGTGTTGAAGAGTCTTTGAACAATGAATCCGTTCTTGACGGGGCTTTCGCTCAAGCGCCCCAGCCACAAAGAAAATACATTGATTATGTTGTTCGCTTGGTTCGACCATTGAAAATGTATGGTTGGGCTTCAAACCTACAAAGCGATGGTTGGGTTTTGGGGGCAAATGCCTCCACAGTCAATACCGGCGGATTAGGTTTTCAACCATTTACACGCGACAAGAGATACGGTGTTTTTGAGATAAACCAAGATCGTGATTTAGGGGCGATTGATTTTTTGGCATCTTCAAGCGGTGCTTTGAAAATGGAATGGCCTGATGCAAACGACCAAACGGCTGTTTGGCACTTGATACCCTCCGCAAACATGCTACAACACTTCAAATCCGATGCAAACCGAAAGCAACAGGGAGAGTTTATTCCGGCGGTAGAGGCTCGGTATTCTCAATCAACAGTATCGGGTGGCAACGAAGTTTTGTATCAATCGGAATCGAGTTATGAGGTAGATGGAACGGGTAATGCTGGCGATTATGCCAAGAGGGATCAAGAGTTCAAAATGCAACAACAAAAAACAATGCTTCGTGATTATCCTTCTGTTGTCGCTCTACAAACCTTTACTGGTGGCGGTGCAACATCTCGCACTTACCTCTTAGAACAAACAGTAAGTCTCCCCTCTTCAGGAACACTTTCGGTAATTGGTAAAACCGGAAAATTGACCTACACAAGTGTTGATGGGCGGCTTTTGAAAGGCGTGAACAACGAGATTACCTCATACGAACACGGAGATGTTTTGTTCCTAAACGATGGAACAGCAACAGCCCAAACCATTCAAAACAAAAGGTCATTTACGCCTTCACTGCCTACTGCGCCTTCTTTAATTGATAACGCCGTTGTCTTGAACAAAATATCGGACTTCACTTGGAGAAATTGGGACAATGTGACAAATAAGGTGGCAAAAACAAATCTATCCTATCGTGGGCTACTTGAATACAGTCCAAGCGATTTCATAATGGGATCTCAAAGGCCGTTGCGATTGTTTGATGGCAAGGGCGGAGGCGTTGTCGAGGAATATATTCGTTCAAGCATAATCCAAGATAACATCGGAACCGAAAATGGGGAATTCCCGCCTTATTTAATTGATTCAAATGAAAAATTATATCGGGTTTCTGGCATTGATGCTGAAACAAATGTAATCGCTATTAGGAACATTGATGGCGACTTAATCTCAAAAGAAATAGCAATTGGAGAGGTATTGACGGGTCAATATGGTTTCATTGGACTTAGAACCTCCGATGCGGCTTTGAATTTGTTAAATGATTCGGCGGGAAACATCGCTGGATTTTTACCATATCCTTCAACAGACATAATCAAAAACCAAGGGGCAAAGTATTCAAATGAAATTGGCGCAAACCCTGTATTGAGCCTAATGAAACAACATAGTGGAGAGTATGTGGCTCGCAATATCAAAGGTTTAAACATTCTTGAAGTCATTAAGTCATTGACTGAAATGGATGGCAGGCAATTGGTCGTTGAAGAAAATGGTGCAATGATTTATTCTCGTAGCACCTTTAGAGAAACAAACATTCGTCTTGGTTTGGATAGCGGGGCGAGCGATATTCAAGTAAGTAAAATGTTTGATTCACCAAATCAAGTCGTGATTATAGGGGATATTGTTGCTGAAAACGAAAGAATTGAAGTGACAGTGAAGGATTTGGAAAAAATGAGATCCGCTTCAGGCTCAAGTCCAAATTCTAATTTAGTAAGGGTTTTGAAGAAAGAAGTGCCGGGATTGAAAACAAATAAGGAAGCACTGCGAATCGCCAAGTCATTGTTAAGTCGGGCCGAAAATGGTGCGCCTTTGATTACAATAAATGGTTTGCTCAAAGCCTCATCAATCATTCCCGGCGACATGGTTAAAATTGATTTGCCGACTCATGGAATCCGAGGCACATTCGCCGTCTTTGAAGCAACTCATTATCAATCTCTTGGGACTACCGATTTAATTATCGCTCAATATGAAAAAGGAATTGAAGGACTACTTTCGGACATTCAAGTGGCAACAGGCAAAAAAGACAATAGCAAGAGAAAGGCAAAGGAATCCAATGAATTAAATGAGATTTCTTTAAGTGGTTCAGTCAAAATAATCGCTGTCGCCAAAATGTATATTCGCACCAACAACAAGCAAAATTTCATCATTGGGGCTAAATATGACGGCGGTTTAGGTCGGATTGGTGTTGCCGATAACAATAAGAAAGCAAAGCCTCTCGGCAATAGTAAGAGCCGGTTCTTTGAGGTGAAATGAATGCCAATTTTAGATTCAATTAAAGCCGCTTTAACCGACCACCTGCAAACATTGATTTCAGGTGTAAGCCTTGGCTCATCCGGTGGCAATTCTTCATCGAGAGATGCGGGCGTTGGCAACGGCCAATTATCAGTCACCCCTGAAGTCACACGGATTGATGATCGAACCATTGCGGTCACTGCTCTATTCGATACTCAACAAATCGCTTCTTCTGAAATAATGGAATTAGCAATACACGGCGACACCTCCTTAGACACGCCAGCGTTTCGTTCAACCTTTTTACCGATTACAAAGGACTCAAATACCGAGGTTCGCATTGATGTTTTAATGGAGGTGCGATAATGGGTAATACAAACCTTGCCGAAGGACACTTGAAGACCGCTACTGGCGTGTCATACCAAGCAGACGGTTTGAGAGACACCGATGTTTTAACAAGCCCCACATTGACTAATTTTGTCGAAAGAGGATTCTTGAACGGCATTGTTCCTGTGACAATGAGTGCTTACAATAACACTGCCAGAAATGATGCGAATACCGGCAATTGCGTGGTTCGTTTAGTCGGCTCGCTTGGCTCGGCAAATCAAGTAATTGTTGATGCTGGAACCGTTTGTTTAGATGGCATGTTTTATTCCGTATCTCAAACGACATATACCGTTTCATCCAACACTGCCAATCTCGACAGCACCCATTCGGGTTCGGCAATCTCTAATCCATCAGGTGCAAACGAAGAAGCAATAATGCTCGTCTATATCGATCCAACTAAAAATAACAACATTGGTTTGATTTACGGGTCGTTTGTAGATACTGCTTCGGGGCTATTTCCTTCATCTCCCTCGGCACATCTAAATCAGCAATCAATTGTTTTAGCATCCATCCGTGTCGGAAAGGGTTCAACCGCAGTAGTAATTGTTGGTGTTGAAGACAAAAGAGTATTCTTTAGACCCGGCCCTTATCCTTTAGCAAAACAAATTCATTCAAATGGCTCGGCGGCGCATATCCGCAACGATCACATTGCTGGATTCAATGCGGCTAATTTGCCTATCACTGGTTTAGGCCACCTTTACGCTCGCGACCCTGCTGGATTTCACGGTGGAGTCGAACATGGTTCAGGGCAAACACATTTGTTCTTTCAAGGAGATCAAGGCAGTGGAACATTGGCTGGTGGCGGAGGTTCATATCAATTGACACCTGTTCACCGCACTTCTCGGTGGGAGGGAACCTATTCGTCATTAACAGCAGGCAAAATTGTTTATGGCTCTACAATTCTTTTCGCCCCTCTTCGCAGTGAAGAAGCAGGGCAACCGGGATATTTGGTGAACATTCAAATGTATGCAAACACTACTGGCGGCCTATCGAGGACATTGATTCAAGGAGTCGATTATACGGTCGCCGCCGATAAAATCACTATTGCGGCCCCTTCTGGTTGGGCCACTGCCGCACCCTCTTTGACTCATATTCACTTAACTTATGTTCATTCGTGCCACCACGCATGAGGTGTTTGATTGATTAAAAAATACCGAAACAAAATCTCTCAAACATGCCCTTCATGTGAAACAAATGTTTTGGCAATTAGAATCAATGGGTTTTATGCGGGCAATCGCGACCGAGTTTTTTTATGGCAGTGTCCTTTATGCGACAATATATGGGAAGGCGCACGACCGAGGCTAAAAACCGATATGATCTCCACTATACTCGTTTCAAGCACAACATTAGAATAAAAATGCCCGCAAGCATTAGATATAAGACAGTATGTAGGCGGTGCAAGAAGGCACAGGCTCATTCGTCAAAATGCACTACTTGTTTAATCGAAGATGCTTTAAAATGGACTAAACCTTATTGAGATGAAATTATGGATTGCCCTAATTGCCAAAATCGTTTAGTCCCTCACGGTAGGGGCAAAAACACAACCCTTCTTTGTAATAAGTGCGGTAAGAAACACGCTCTTGGGTCGTTGAACAAATCCGCTTTTGATATTGGCTTTTCCTTTCTAAAAACAGAAATAAACCGAGTTAAAAAGCCGACACCAGATGCAGAAGCCGGTCGCCATTCTTGCGCCGAATGCAATGGTGAAGGACAAGCAATACCTTGTAAAAGATGCAATACTGTAAAAACACCTTTCGGTAGTCAAAGAGTCACTAAGCCTTCGCAAAGAAACAATAAAAATTATACAATTCTTCGCTCAAATATCGAGAAAAAGCGCAACGGTGATCCTTGTTGGAATGGCTATGAGCAAGTCGGTATGAAGATGAAAAATGGCCGAAGTGTTCCTAATTGCGTTCCGATTAAAGGCGTTAAAAAGTCATGCGGTTGCGCCACTTGCGGAACATTAGTAAAAGCACTAATCTCCAAAAAGAAAGATAAGCCTTTTCACGGCTATAATCCAAACAAGCACAGTCGAAAAGGCGGCTTGAATGCGAAGGGTCGAGCAAAGGCCAAGCGTGAAGAAGGTGCTAATCTAAAGCCACCAGTCACTACCAAGCCGAGTAAATTGAAACCCGGTTCAAAGAAAGCAAAGCGTCGAAAATCATTTTGCGCCAGAATGGGTGGGGTCAAAGGGCCGACCAGCAAGGGTGGCAAAATGACTCCAAAAGGTGCGGCATTGAAAAGGTGGAATTGCTAATGTCAGAAGAACCAACAGTCTCGGTCGGTAATGAAACCATCGAGGTATCTATGATGATCGATGGAGAAAGAAAGCGAAAGCGGTATTCCGGCCATACCAAAGAAGAAGCGGTATCGGCGTTCAAAGAAGAATTTATGAGCGACTTGAATAAATCATTTGATATTGGATGGTCTGTTTTGAAAAATTTCATCGGCCCAAGAGAAAAAGTCGAAGAAGGAAAGCGCATGGTTGAAGGCAACAAGGTGCTATACGGCCAGCGTAAATGGGATAATTTTATTGCGGCTGAAATTCAAGGATACCTTGACGACGAGGGCAACGAGCGAGATGCGTCGGATGCTTACCATAAATACAAAAAGAATTTCCCCGACATAGACATGCGATACAGGCACGATCAAGAAATGTCAAGCAAACCTAAACCTTACACTTGGGCCACTTCTTCTGGCGGAGAACCATACCCGCAATCAGCAAGATTAGAAGCGGCTCGTAGAGAGAGAAGGATTCACGATGCAAAACTGCAAAGAGAGCGTCAAATGAAAAGAAATGGTGGGCGACCGCTTGAGTAAATTAAAGAAAACCTCATGCTGTTGCGGCGCAACAAAGGAAACTCCCTGCGCTTGCATGAAGAAAGGTGTTATGGAATGCTCAAGCAAAGAGCCGAAATGCCCTTGCTACAAGGCTAAGGATTTGAAGAAGTCCTTTGACTTTGGTTGGTCTATGGTAAAAGGCGAACCTCGTAATGAACGGTGAAAGAGAGATGACCGCATTTGAGCAAGCATGGGGTTCACTTAGGCCACATTTGATTCAAAAAGCGAGAGGCGGAATGAAGGCATTCCCGCCAGAACGCTTTGAAGAAGTCATGCGGGATTACGAAGCAAATAGAGGCTCAATTATACCTGCGCCAATGAAATACACTGGCAGTAAAGCGCAACCCCATTATATCGGCCCATTGCGTCGTGCTATGGATCTAAATCCTTCTAAGAAAACAGGAGGGCGACGGCGTATGCTTGAACCTTTCATGGGGGCATTAAACGCATCAGCAAATGTCAATCCGGGTCAAAGGGCGTTGGTTGCTGATTACAATAGATTCATGCCAGAAGTCTTTAGGCGTATTCAAAACAATGACATGGTTTTAGACATGGAACCATACATGCAAGATGGTGTCGTGCCTAAACAAACATATTATGAGGGCATTCGTGGCGCAGTTCCTAAAGGCCGAATGACAAGAGAAAAGGCTGGCTTCAATTCTACTTGGGATACATTGCTACCAAATTCGTTTAACGACTATCTTCGCAGGGAGAAAGAAGGAGAAGAATTGTCGGAACAAGAGATGCGAGACATGCTGGAACAGTATGCTCGTTATCAAAGAATGGCATGGAGGGGAGATGCAAGGATGCCTAAAGGTTGGGCGAACCAAACCTCAAACTCGGAAGTATTCAAATTCCCTGCTGGTTCAAAAATTGATTATGGCGTGAATGCGCCAGTGTATCGCAATTTTGATATTCGGTCGGGCATGGACTTTGCCGACTTCTTCAAATTGCCGAGTATAGATCCCAACGACGATTTTATGTTCCTCGATTCTCCTTACGCTGGCGGTGAAGGTGCAAATTACGACGAGGCTATGCCTTGGGAGGCTCAAGAATTACTTGCTGAATTAGCAGGCGAGCAAGCGGCGGAGGGTATGCCGATAGTCGCCACCAACAACCCAATTGTTGCACCGTTGTATGAAAAGCATGGATTCAAGACGCAATTATTGGGTCGGCCAGACAGATACCGCAATTATAATCAAAAGCAACCATTGGTGAAACCAGAAGCGATAATGCACAATTTGGATGATTTCGATTGGTTTGAAAATCACCCTGATATGAAGTTTGCCAGTGAAGATCCGTTTGAACAAGCATGGGGTTTAATCACTAAGGGTAAAGGCAAGTTCAAGGGATATGCCAAAAACACCATCAGCGACCGCCCCTTAAGGCAAGGAAAGGCAAAGGCTTGGGGAATTAGTCGAAAGGTGAAAAGAGGGCGCACAGCCCGCCGCTACAAGCGAAATAAGACAAGAGGGAATGTCCGGCCTGCTATGCGACGACAATTAGGTGCGGGCGGCAAAAGACAGTCTTCAAACAGATGACTGTTTATCTTCTATGTTTGGGGTTGCCGATTCAGACAACCCTAAACCTTTGAAGTCGTAAATCATCGACACGGTTTTATTCGACTCATAATCAGGGAATTTGATGAGATTGGTCTTGTAAATTGCATGTGCTATCAGTATGATAAAGACAACTTCATGGTTCACAGACTTCAATACTGAACGCGTTCCTCCCATTCTCCAATCTCTCAATCGAACATAATGAGAGCCGATGTAAGACACGAAATTGCTTCGATGGCTGGTGCTGTTTCTCTTGTATAATATGTGAAGCGGTATTCTTTTCCTTTCGTTGCCGTAATACGCTTGGGTTGCATCAAGAGATATTGTCAATAGGTCTTTCAACGGCGTTTCAATTTTCTCATCCAATGCTTTCTGTATTAGCGGCATATCAAATTTTGAAATGTCATATCCGATAATCATTTTCGACTCCTTCAACGCTTTGACAAATTCCTCCTTCGTGGACTTCTCTTCTATGCTAATGCTCATCAAAGGCAAATCCAATTCCGTGTATATTTTCCGACCTGTTCCGCAATTGTAGATGACAAAATCCAATTCTCCTTTATTGATCACGCCGATGAAACCTTCATCCATGTCTCCTTTCACGCTTTCAGAAAATGCTTTGAGAGCCATGTATCCGTTTTCTTTTAACCAGTCTTCATTCACTATTCATTCCTCCAACGCTATGAATACCCTTTTACCCACTTGTAATCGGATGAGGGCTTTGCCAGCAATCATTTTGTCAAGCCTGCGCTCGGCAGTTCTTACAGCAACACCCTCTATTTGGGAATAGACCTTTTGTAAGTCCGTCTTTGATACAACCTCTCTCCCGCTTCGCTTATCCACTACACGCTTGCACTTGTTGTATGCTTTGCGCCATGTGTGTGATGCCGCCTCTCGCTTCTTTGACTCCCTGAAGTCTTGCTTTTGCTCAAGCCAAATAGTGAGATTATGGAGGTTGTCGTAAATAATTTCGGTTGCCATCATTATGTGATCCGCAGTGATAACACTTGACTTCATAGTAGCGGCAATGATATTGGCAAATATGATTGTATAATTCTCAACATTCGGAATAAAAGTCATCGCTGTTTCACGGATGTTTTCATTTTGGATGCCCTTAATCAATTCATAATAGTCATCGACAGCGTTCAACAAAGCCGCATGATAATTTGGCCCAACAGTGAAAATAAGACCTGCGTTGTTTATCGCTGTATCTTCTCTTTCCGCATCGGTCATTGCATCCCATTCTTCCTGTTGTATGCCTGCTGAATCAAACAAGCGTTGCTTTACCTCTTCTTGAACATCCAGCATGAACCCGCCTAAATCCTCGTAAGACCATAGGCGGTCGGGAACAGGGACATACACGCCAGCCATTCGATGTTCGCTTGTGGTTTGCCGTTGCTCGACCCCCACATCGTTTTGATACAAGAACACACGCTGAAAGAAACCTTTCTCAAGGACATGGTGCATAATGTCCTTTGGCGGATATGTTGTCATCCAAAGAGATACTCCAGACGGTGTGCGAACCGATCCTCCGACCAAGTGCTTTACAAGAACATTCGTCGCTGAACCAATAGGGGCCATCGCTTGTTGTAGATACAGAATTTTGTCACTGAAAAATGCTTTAGCATCATTCAAAAGCACACTGGCTTCATCGAACAATAGGGTTTTGTAGCCGTTTAAAATACCGGGAACCGTTTCATATTCAGTTTCTTTTGTTGGTTTTCCGTCATCATCATAGACGGCTTTTTCAAGAACAGTCCCAATCAATTTAGCATCGGAACCTGCGCTGAATTGTTCACCTTCAATGCCGCAAGCCTGCAACAATTTTTCGGTAAATTCGTATGCAATTGATTTTCCCGTTCTGGATTGTTGAATCCAATATACATGCACCCTGCAATCAATATGCGCCCCATGAATAGGGATTCTCATGTAAGGGGCAAGCACTTGGCCGCAAACGAAAAAATAAGAAAGCATCCCCGCATACTCATTGAAAAACGAAACAGTGTTAAATCTCTCAATATAAGATCTAAGAAATTTGCTACCATCCCAAGGGGCTTTGATTAACGAGTAATCATCCCACTTTCTACCGCCTGCATCCGTTGTTGGTTTTAGCATCATAACATTCTCTCCATTTCAACCCACAGGGGGTCGCCTTCTTAAAGGCTCTATGCCCGACTCATCTTCACACGCTCTTGAACAATGGCTTCTTCACTGTTCAAGGCGTTCATAATTCTTTCAGCCCGCACTTTACCAACTCCCTCTATTCCCATTAAGGTCTTTGCGTTTAAGCCTGCTATTTCAGCAACCGAACCATGCGCCTCCAACATTCGCTTTGCGATGGCATCACTGCATCCAGCCGCCCGTAAAACATCAACTCTCATGTCTTCTGTCGAGGTTCGGCGCATGACTCGATATGTATTGGTCGAAGACAATGTGCCATCCTTTTCAAACCGCTTACAAATGAAGCGAGCCGCCGAGGATTTATCAGGGAATGTGATAATTTGAATGTCAAAATCATTGCACCATCGAGCCAATGAACCAGTGTATGAAGAGAATGCGCGAGAATACGGGATTTTTCTACCGCTTCGTGTTGCTTGGGCCACATACTGATCTAAAGTTCCCCAAACAAGTAAAATTGGCTGTGCGTAATTGTCATCGAGGTTTTGTAATTGTTGTTCTAAATGACCTGAAAAAAGACTACTCATATAATCATTGATTGATTTTGATTCGATGCCAACGGATCCAAATGTGTAATCCGTCAAGTGGGTTTGAAGAACCTCATACTTGATTTTGTTTTTATCACAGTATTTCATCACTAATTTTTCAAGCCCCGACCGTTCTCGGTTGTCGATGTATAGTATTTTTTTATCCGTCATGCGATTCAACTACCTTGTTTGCCAATTCAACACTGTTCAACAAATCGCAAACCAAATTAGCCCAATTTGCGTCTTGAGTAATAGCGACTAAGCGTTCACCGTTTTGAACGATTTCGTGAAATTGACTTTCAAGGTTGTATCGAAAAGACCAACTTAATACTTCAGGTGAAATCTCTCCATCGTGGTGCTTCTTCAACATCTCTTCGGCTTTCTTTCGCTTTATTGCTTCAATATCATCGTCTTCATCAGTCATATTCAAATCCCCTTTCCATCGTAATAAGGACACCGACCCACGCATAATCCCTCACGGTATAATGTCGGACAAGTCGGTGATTGGTAATATCGGTTCGCACCATGCTCAAGCATACGCTGTGTAATTGTTGGGTTGTAATCCGCCCATTCTAAAGAAGCGATGAAAGCATGGGTTTTGGTGATAACTTCGTCATTTTTAACTTTGGCATCATGCGGTGGGCGTGAAAATTGCCTAAAGAAGTCCATTAGATACATCATTAGGTATGATCGAGGGTGATGTGGGGGGTTTGACCCTTTCTCGCATGTAGAGGCTTCTAAGCAGGGCAAAATGGGTATGTTTTGCACACGGCCCATCTCGACCCGTATTTCTTCGGCATCGAATTTACCCATTCCGCTACCAGAACGGTGAAATGGATTAGAAGGGTCGCGCTTTACAATTTCAATCTCTAAACCTTTGTCGCCCACCAAGTAGAATCCCGGTGTTGGCGTTTGAGCCAATTGCTCTAAGAAAGACCAGTCTTCGCCAAGCGTTCCGGGATATATCGGTATGCACCATAGGTTTCTTTTGAAATTGTATGAATTAGGGATTCTTATGTGCCTGTCAGGTCTAAATGATACTACGGGGTCGAGCGTGATTAAATCCATGTCATGCACCCATTTGTTAATCATGGCACGACCGGAAAAAAGAAGGTCGTTTAATTCAGCAGGTGGCAAAGCATACTCCTTATCCAGCATAACCCAAATGTGAAACCCGCCACCTGAAAACCATGTAGCGTGTTTGATTTTCTTTGAAAGTAAATGAGAGGTAAGCCGCCATGCTTCTTCGGAACAGCGATTGCCCGCTTCTTCAGGACTCATGCCTAATTTTTCCTCGGCTCGATTTCGATCCATGTCGATAACAAAGTGGGGTATAATCGCAGTGTTGTATTCGCCCCTTGTTCCGTTTGGTTTCAACTCCCTAAACCCATAAACCGTAGTGGTAATGTTGTCTTTACCGTTCATCGAATTGATAAATCGCTGTAATTCCTTACGGTTCTTCACGACCTTTCGAGTTCGCATATCAACTTCGCGAGGGAAATGTTCAAACAAATTTGGCATATCAATAATCCCCCAAAGTCATTTGCCCTGCAACGAAGCCATTAGTGATTTGCTTAATCCTTTGCGGTATTAAATCGGCATATTCCTCATTCAATTCACATAGAATCGCATTGCGGCCATTTTTGATAGCAACGCCAGCAGTAGTTCCTGAACCTCCGAATGGGTCAAGCACTGTGCAAGGAGTTTTTTCAGCATCGCAATCGCATGTTGGGTAATACTCCTTGCTTACTACTGTCGCACTCTCCATCACCTTTTTACGAGCGACTAAAGCCCCAACGGTGTTGTCTTCGCCCGCCCTTTTAGACGAATTTTCAACTCTCCCGTTAAGCCATTCAGTGTTGCGATAACCACAGTTTGAGCATTCCTTTGCTTGGGTCGGTATCAAAAAAGAACATTTTTCACATAACCTACCTGATTTTCTTTCATATTGAGCGAGGCATTTAGAACAACAACCTCCGCTTGAAGCCCCTGCTAAAACAGCAGGCTCAATCAATTCAGGAGGGAACACTGCGAAGTGTGCCTCGGAATATGGTTTTGGAGACACATGCCATACGCTGCGCTTCGTTCTCGTTCCTTTGTTGTCTGCTGTTATTTCTATGATTGCGGCGTGGTCGTAGAAGTATTGCGGCGATTTACTCAAAAGAAAAACATATTCATGTGATTTAGTGCAACGATCTTTAACGGATTCAGGCATACAATTTGGTTTAGACCAAATTATGTCTTGGCGCAAATACCAACCATCGGCCCTTAGAGCAAAGGCAAGCATCCAAGGTATTCCTATCAAATCCTTATTCTTGATGTCACCTGTTGCTTTGTTGCGACGGGTCAAAGGTTCGCCTCTATGCTTTTCAGACATCGTTTGAATTGTAGAAGTATTTCGACTACCGGCGCAGTATGAATCTCCTATGTTGATCCATAATGTGCCATCATCTCTCAACACACGCTTGACTTCTCTAAACACATCTACCAATGATTCGATAAATTCATCAGGTGTTTCTTCAAGGCCGATTTGCTCATCCATGCCATAATCCCTAAGTCCAAAATACGGAGGCGAAGTGATGCAACAATGCACTGATTCCGAAGGCAAGGTGGCAAGGGTCTTCTTACAATCCCCCAACAAAATGCTATACCTTTCCATTCTTGCCCGCCTCTCTTTTCTCTCTAAGCAATCTACAACACCGAGCGCAACGATTCCTCCTTCGACCATCGGTGGTTGAAATCATCGTCGTGCAACTGGTGTTTTTGCACTCCTTACGCATGAATTCCGCCTACTTTTTCTTCAACAAAGGCTTTGCGATTGAGCCGTTAATGTGTGTCTTGTAATCGCATGACGGCCTTTTATGTCCTATTCGGCCACACCTTGAGCATCGGTTCTTTTTACCTTGTCTGGCTGGTCTTTTCTTTCCTCGGCCACCAGTCGGACTTTTGTTTCGCTTGTTCTTTGATCCTTGGGGTCGGCCTAATTTTGGCTTGTCTTTCATCAATTCATCATAAGAGTCATCCTTTAGAAAATCGGATTTCTTGAATGGCGTGAACGGGGCATTTCGATTTACAAGAGTTTTAGTCGCAGGCGTGGGCGCATCTCTCTTGATTGCTTCGATTGCTCGATTCAATTGTTCATTTATTGTAAAGGGTAAATGATTGTTTAGAGGTTGTTCTCTTCGGATTAAGGAATACATGATGATCGATGTCACGGCATCTCCTTCATTATAGTCCAACCCCAATTTGTCAATCATCGTTCTTACTTCAAGCATCGTTTTGTTTATTTCAGTCATTCTTTGCATCTCCTGTTATTTGTTGTTTCATATCATAGGGCATTAAGGCTCTCTCGTATTTGGGGCAGTATCCTTTGACCCTGCACCAAGGCTCACAGATGAACCTTTCAGCACCACCAGATAGAATTTCATACGAATCGCCGGAATATCCCCCGAAGTAAGCCATGTGCGATTCAACAAGGCTCGTAAGGTCTTTGAGCATCCCTGTGATGCCCGCAATTTGAACAGGTTCGATAAAGCGATAAATCCGGTCTTCGCCAGAATCCTTCACTCCTTTGGTATGATCCCAACCCCAATATGAGGTTTCTATGCCATCCGACTTTTGAATCATATAAGCATAAAAAGCCATTTCTTTTCTCATACCATCTAATTTCGTTTTGTTGTTTAATTTCCAAGCACCAGTCTTTAATTCGTGAATGTGCAAACGACCTTCTTCATCAGTGAAGACACGATCTATAATTCCGGTCAAATGAACCAAAACAGATGTGTTGCCTACATCAATTGATACGACAACATCTCTTGAAATCTCGTTCCCTGATGGTATGAAGTGTTCGACATTGCTATTTGCGAACCGAACAGCCTCCGCCTTCATAAATCGGTCTAAGTGCTGTCCTTCATCTAAGGCAAACGGGGCTGATGGCGTAATGACTCCGCCCCATTCCTTCTCCTTAGACGAGGTGGGGATTTTAGACAAGAAATGATCGTAAATTTGCTGTGTGTCTAATTCATCCTTATAAGTTAATTTTAACACTTCATCAACATCAAGGTCATTGTAAAAGTCTTCAACTGCATCGTGAACATTTGTTCCTCTCGTCATGTCATCAGTCGAAGGCTCTTTGACTCCTAAAACATACTTGATGAAATACTGCTGTTGGCAAAATTGAAATGCGCCCAATGAGGATTTAGAAACGCGTAGTATCACCTTTCCTTTGCCGTCATAATCTCGCATACCCGGATGCCAAGCGTATGTCGAATTCAAACCATCCGCATTAGGGACAGGATATGCCTTGGGCGGTTTGATTTTCAATACCATTAGGATCACTCCGCAATAACATCATCAGGGTGTTCAAAGGAACCATCTCGCAAGCCTTTCCAACCATGCCATGTGCCGCCTTCTTTGTTTTGTTCAAAGACCAAGACTTTGCCTTGAGTCTTCAAAGAAGTGCGGTTTTCAACGAGGACAGCGTATGATTTCACGCTACCGGTCAATTCGCCCTTTTCGTTGCGTTCCTTGACAGTCTCCATGACTGTGCGCTGTTGTAGCCACTTCTCGGTTCCTTTCAACCAATTAGGAACCTCCGCACCTGCAATCTCGTTCCCGTTGGAGTCGTAAGAGTCCTTGAGGTGCGTAATCAGGTAGCAGTGGATCCCACTGCGGCATAATTCGGTTAATGCAGTCATAGCACTATTGTAGCGGTTCTTTCGGATGTTCCAATTGAACCTGCCAATTTGAACGGTGGCCTTCTTGCCTGAAACAGCAATCCCATCATCACCCAACTCCAAGTCTTCAACCTTCATCATCGTTTCACAGATGTTGAGCCAGTGGCCTGCGCCATCGAAAACGACCGTCTTCAAATACGGCCTTGGCAATTCGCCATGTTCAACAACATAGGCATCTTGAATCTCGGACTGTTCCTGTGCGGCCAGTAGAATATCCATCACATTTTGATAAGTGGCGGGGAAATCATAAGGCACACGGCTTGGATTCTTATGCAGTATCCAAGGATTGATCGTGAGGATGTTGGTTTTACCATGATGGTGTGCGGCTCTTGTCGATTCGCCGCCCATGTCAAAGTCGATGTGGATAATTTCAGCACCCGCTTCGATCTCTTCATCAGCAAGGCTATCCAACGCAACTCCGGTTTTGCCGGACTTAGGATGGCCTGAAATGGCATTGAACACATAGGTAGTGGTATTCGGCTTGGCCGCTTGAATGCGAGCCTTGGCGATTGCCGCCCATGCAGGGTTGTCGGATGGAGGCTTGGCCGGTGCTGGCGTTCCCGCCACCAGTGGGTGTTCGTCAAACGCACTACTGCTTGCATC